ATTTAAGAAAAGATCGAAAACTCATTCTAGTTGGTCTAGAAAATAAAATTTTCCTCTTAATCCTGGCTTTGTTGGCCACTGTCTCTGTTTCATTCCTTCGCTTCTGGGCTCGTGAACGAACATCTTCGACATCAGTTCAATTCGATCTGGAAACTCTGATCTTTTCAAAGCTTCGATCGTTTCGAACATTCCTGCGCGGACCATCCATTTGAGTGTGCTCCACCTCGGTTCTTGCTTCCACTTGATAGTGATATGCAAAAACACCTTTTCACATAATCTGTGAAACCGGTCGTGCATTCCCATAGCTGCCATCGCTAAACCAACCGCTGATGCGGCGAGTCTGCCATAGTCCTGGGGTCTCTCTGGATAGTACAGGTGTCGTAGTAGGTCAGTTTCCTCTCTCCAGCATGATCCAAATTTGTTACTGTAACTGAGAACTGTCATTCCAGTCACTTTTCCTTGTATCATACTCTTCTTGACGTTAAGCGCAGCGTTGAAATAATATTCAGCAGCGTTTGCTAACATGTCGAGAAAGTTGTTTCCATAAATTTGAAACATTCTTTCGAAAAAACGAATAATTGAATCGTCTCCCTGAAAGAGTGCCCAAAAATTCTCAGACTCAATGTTGATTCCAAGTGCTTTGAGTACAGTATATATCATAACTGCATTAGCAAAAGAATCCATGAGTTGAGTTTGTTGGAAACCTGACGCGAAACCGTTCCAAAACCACCCCCAAACTTCGCGGTTTGGTAGAAGTACAGGAGTGCGTCGAATTGCGTGACACATCCATTTCCACAGCCTTTCGAGCCGTTCTTCCTTTCTTGGTGTAGCCTTTGGATAAATAGAGGTACTCTCATATTGAGAGAAGTCGAAATAGCCTCTCCAGATATCATGAACGTCTGAGATCAACTCGTGCAAAAGTCGTTTGTCAAATTGTCTCCAATCCACTCCCAAAACTGTGTTTGGCGGACCGTGATCATGCATTTCCTGAAAAAGTTTTTTCCATCCTCCTTTGGACATTTCTCGTCCCCATAGAAGTCTTCCACGACCTGTGTTAAGGTAAGTCGCTTGCATTGGCCAGATGAACATTAATTCAACCATCAATAAGAGCTTTGTTGCTCCAAAGACAGCCCTGATCTTATCAGGTTCATCTTTTCCAACGACATGCGAACGCATGTGAAGTTCATTCCATAGATACGGGATTGGGTTTCCATCCTTATCCCAAAAAGGCATTTCGCCTTCCTTGATTTGGTGGACCCGTCCTCGGTTATATTGAAAGATCTCATTATACAGATTGTGAAATGACGAGTGCGCTGTCTGAATAAGTCCATACTTCTGTTTCAATCGCAAATAGTGATCGATAGGGATAGCGTGGTCTACATAAGGC